GTTTTTAGGAATGTGCATGACAAGTGCAGAATGACGATCTGGGCAGTCTGACGCGCGGGTACGCACGGGGGCGCACATGGATTGAGAGGCTGTAGGAGCGATTGTAAGCCATGTAAATGGCTGGGGTGGACCGGAGTGCCACTCCGAAAAAACAGGGCTTTAGCGTTGTTTTCAAGCGATGTAAATCTAAGGGGTCTGCCATGAGTGTACAGACGATAAAGAGGCTCTGCGCTCTAGTGGCGCTCATCCTGGCCGTACTGTCCTACGCGGGTGTCCCGTCCCTGCTAGGTGTGGCCGTTCTGTTTATCGCCGTTGCCTTGGTTGTGTAAGTGGCTTACATTCTTGGTCCGGGCCATCCCCTCCCCGTCCCTCAACTCTCGTCATGCAGTGAACGCAAGGCCGGAGAGCGAGCGCAGCGAGCGTGCCTTGCGGAGCTGGTAGCATGACAGAGTTGGGGCGGGAGGCGATGCCCGCGCTTGCGTCTCCCAGATCGCCACTCGCTACAGGTTCCTTCGGACCCAAGGTAGTCAAGTGGGCCAAGCGCAAATTGAAGATGACGCTAGACCCTTGGCAAGTCTATGCGCTCGATAGGATGCTAGAGCATGATGCGGATATGCAGTTGCTCGCGTCCACTGTTCTAATCTCTGTGGCGAGACAGAATGGCAAGAGCGTTATCGTCCGCGCTATCTCTGGTTGGATACTGGACGAAGGGCACAAATGGGATACGTTCCGAGCATGGGACTTAATCCTTCTCGCAGCGCATGACGCCAAGCAAGCCCGCATCCCATATGACTACATCCGCAGGGACGTTATGTCATACGCGGATATCAACACATGGGGACACAGTGCCCGCCGCCAGGGCTTGGCGCGGGCGCGGGCCACACAGTTTAGCGGCATCGAATTGAATGGCGTTCGCGTTGATGTGGCAACGTCACAGGCAGGATCTGGGCGCGGTCACTCCGTTGCGTTGTGTTGCTTTGATGAGGTTCTAACGCAGACCAATTTCGCCTTGTATGAGGTTCTGTCTCCAGCTCTTGTGGCAGTTAAAAACTCCGTCATGCTTATGACCAGTACGGCAGGGTTTGCCGATAGTGTCGTGCTACGGCAGATGTACGATATTCTCTATCGCCAATCAACCGGAGCGGAGCGGCATGACCCATCATTTATGGGTCTATGGTGGCGAGCGGATGACGATGATGCTACCCCCAAGGATTGGGACCAGATCCTAAAAGCCAACCCAGCATTTCACGGGCGCGGACTTTCGCGCAAGATGATTGAAAACGAGTATCGCATCTTGCCGAAGGGAAGCTGGGTTAGGGAGCGGTTGAACCGTTGGCATGACGAGAGGGTAGACGCTCCGTTTTCTATCGCAGCATGGGGAGCCTGTCGCGTTCCTTCCCCACTGCAAGCGGATCTGGTTAGCGGTAACTATGTGATTGCCTGTGACGTTACCTCTACTTGGGGAGAGGGAAGCATCATTGTTAGCGCCATGCGGAAGGACGGTAAGGTTGGCGTAGAAGTGCATCGGCACTTGCTTGCCAGGACAGAGGTTCCACTACAGGCGCGGGACTTTACAAGGGAGATTTCCCAGATCGCAGCCAAGTGGAGGATTGATGCAATCGTATACTCTGCGTCCTCGCCTCTTGCTCCGGCCTTTGAGCGACACGCGGTGGAAAGTATGCTTCCGTATCAATCCATCCCTGCAACCAAACTACTCATGGCTTGCAGTGACTTTGCGGAAGCCGTCACATCGCAGCGCATCGCGCATGATGACCCTTTCCTTGACAGTCAGATTGCCAGTGCCCAAAGACGTTTCATCGGTTCTGACGGAGCATGGCGGTGGACGATTAGCAAGAGTCCTATTACTGGCGTTGTTGGTGCAACCCTTGGCGTTGCCATTGCTGCTAAGTCATTCCATCCCATTCAAGTGTTTTTGTAAGTTGCTTACATTTTTGTAGTGTGATATCATTACAGTGTGAGTAAGAAGCATCGCACTTCTCTTACCAAGGTAGAAAAGCGCGATGCGGTGGTGCCAGTCCGCATCCCTGCAAGTGAGTCACGGTCTGCGTACCAGATCGTAACTTCCTCACTCTCTATCCCAACAGCGGCATACCCTCTGACAGTCGTTGAGGCTGCGGGGGTTGCCGCTGTTCGCCGTTGCGTGTCGCTAATCGCTAACGCGATTGCGGGGCAGCGGTGGACGGAGTGGGAAGGCGAACCCCCCAAACGCCTTCCTACTTCCTCCCGTATCGTCAAGCGTCCAGCTGCGAGCATGACTCGCCGTGAATGGGTGTGGCGCGTCATTGCGTCGATGGCCCTAACTGACGTTCAGTACATTTACATGGTTGGCGGGGTTGATGACGAGGGAGTACCTGGCAGTCTCTTGCCGCTGCCGAAGGAAGCCATCCAACCCGCAGGGATGGTGGACCCTTGGGGAGTGTTCCCCCCTAGTCAGTACACGATTGCGGGGATAGCGGGGACGGTATCGGGAGAGTCTGTTATCCCGATGCGCTCTGCGTTTTGGCCCGGTGTACCAATCCACTTACAGGGCATTCTGCAAATGGCACGGAATGCCATGATGATGGCGTTTGCTTCCGATGCCTACGTGAGTAGGTATTGGCAAGCTGGCGGTAGCCCGACCACCCAGATCACAACGGAGCAATTTCTAGACGACACCCAAGCGGATGCTATCGGCAATCGCTATCGGGCACGTCGCGCGAAGGGACCAGACTACCCGCTAGTCTTGGGGCAGGGAGCGTCCGCGCAGCCTTGGGGTGCCGACGTTTCGCAGCAAGCGGCAGTTGAGGCTAGGCGCGAGATTGTCATTGAGATTGCCAATCTCTTTGGCGTTGCCGCTCACTACGTCAACGTTACCCCGACAGGCTCTAGCATGACCTACGCCAACATTCAAGATGAGGCGCTGTCGCTAGACCGTTTCACCCTGGCGGGTTTCTATGACCCCATCCAAGACCTTGTAAGTGACTTACTTCCCGAAGAGCGGTTTATGTTGGTGGACATGACCCGCCTTACCCGCGCTTCGCAAGAGTCGCGGTTCCGGGCTTGGGCCATCGCCACAGGTAACAAGCCTTGGATGATGCCCGACGAAGTGCGGACGGAGGAAGGTCTAGGGCCATCGCCAGAGATTGACGCAATGGAAGAGGCGCGGGTCAAGGCTATCGAAGCCGGTGCCGAAGGCTTGGAGAACAAGGCAGGATCTGGCGAGGAAGAGAAAGCGGAGGAACCAGTAAATGCCTAACACGGCACTTGGGCGGATTGAGGTTCGCGACGTTGCCGACGGACCTGGGCGGTTTGAGGGCATCGCGCTTCCGTATGGCGTCACCATTGACGTGTCATACGGGCGCGAGCGGTTTGTGCGGGGCGCGTTTGCAGAGGCTGTCTCTGCAATCAATGCCGGAGAACGCATCGCCTACTTGAACCGTCATGGCATTGATGGTGGCGTACCCGTTGGCGTTATCAATCGGGCGCAGGAACGGACGGAGGGTCTATGGTTTGGCGGTGATTTCCTTGACGTGCCGGAAGCACCCCAAGCCAGATCGCAAATTCATAGTGGACTTAACGGGGTAAGCGTTGAGTTTGTCCCCGGCAAGCACCGCCGTAAGGCGGATGTGGTGGAACACTACGCGGGTGTCAGACTCGCGGGGATAGCTGGCAGTTATGCGCCCGCATATCGCGAGGCGCGAGTTGCACTAAGGAGCGCCGCGCGAGCGGCAGGAAGGGGCATTGTGCCTAATCTCACCGTTGCTGCGCTCACGGAGCGACGTGACGCAATCACAACCCAGATCGCAGCGGTGCGCTCGCTCGCAGAGGCAGATGACCGCGCACTTGACGAGACAGAGACGCGGGACATTGAGGCATATACGCAGCGCCTCTCCAATGTCGATGCTCTCATCGTTGAGGCGCGAGCGGATGAACAGCGCCGAGATGCCGAGCGCAGGGCACTGCCAACGCAGCGCACTGGTTCTGCGGCAGTCGTGACGCGGAGCGAAAGCACGTATGGACCGTCTAGCGGTCACTCTTACTTTGCGGACCTCTTGGTTGCCAACCGAGATGCTTCCGCGAGCGAGCGACTGCATCGCCACAAGTCGCTTATCGTCGATCTGGTCGGGCAGATGAACCGGGCAACCGACTCGTCCGATATCGCAGCGGCATACCCGACACAGTACTTTCCAGATCTTTACGTGCCGGATATCGCCTACAGTGGCCCGCTGTCTGCGTTCTTCCCGACAACCACAATCGGTGCGCCCAACCCGATTACGCTTCCTGTGTTTGCCGGTGTGACTGGCGATACGGATGTGCAGACGGCAGAGAACGCGCCGCTCCCCAACATTGATGTTACGCCAGGTCCACTGACGCTCACCCCCAAGACGATTGGTGGCGAGTCGATTGTGTCGCGACAGGCGGTCGATGGCGCTAGCCCTGGCACCGATGTAATCATCGGTAACCAGCTCCGCGAACTTCTCATGCGCGATACCGAGCGTGAGATTGCTCTTGTGCTTGAAGCACTGCCCGCAGCGGGTGCCATCCCCGATACGGCAGGGACCGCCGGTGCCGGTGCAGACCTGCACAACGGGATTGCCGGTGTGCTGGGGCAGTACTACGCGGGTGCCGCTGCCGGTGGTGCCGGTGCGCGGATGCTCCCTGCGGAAGCCGTCTTTGTGAACGCTACCGACTGGGGCAACTTGGTTGGGGCGGTGGACGCCAGTGGGCGCCCGTTGCTGTCCTACGTCAACCCGCAGAACGCGCTTGGGCAGCAAGGCGCAGCGGGCTTCCAGAGTGCCGTGATTGGCGGGGTGCCCGTCACTCCGGCTTGGGCGCTCTTGGCGGATACCAACGAAGTTGTTGCACGTCGCAATGACGCGCGGCAGTGGAAGTCGGCAATCCTTGACCTTCGCCTCATTGAGCGAGAGGGACCGCAGAGCATCGTCTTTGCGATCTGGCAGTACTTCGGATTTGCTGTCCTCGAACCGAAGGGAGTCCGGCGGTACACGTTCACCAACGTCTAGGTTGTAAGTAACTTACAAAGGAGACGACATGACGCACGAAAACGTTGCTTCCTCCAAGAAGGCCGCTAAGGAAGCCGAAGCGGAAGAGCTGGAGGTTGCAGAGGAAATCCATGAGACTGCCGAGAGCGAGCATCCCACGTCTAGCGACGTTGGGAAACAGACTCTCACAAAGGCAGATATGGGCGGTCGTGACGTGACGAAGGAAGGGGTGCCCGAAGAGTTTTTGGAAACCCCCCGCCATCCCGATGACCCGTCGGGGAAGGACGAGTAACTTAGTGGACTTTGTGACGGGCACACAGATTTTGGCTTTGGTTGGAGTTGAAAACCCAACCCAGATCGAAACCCTGTGGGCGGATGCGGTAGCATCGGCAGTCAACTCGGGCATCACCGTCCGATTGAATGGCGCTGTTATCGCATCCCCGTCACCCGCTAACGATGAATTGCTAGTTGCCGCAGGGTTGGCGGGTGCAGAGGCTTTCAAGCGGAGAGAGGCTATCTTCGGACAGACTGGTTACGCAGACTTGGAGGCTAATGCCGTCCGTCTCTCGCGTGACTATTTGGACGGGGTGCAGCCACTCATAGACCGATACTCAAATGGTCCGGGCATCGGATGACCCTTACCGATGCTAGGGCACAGTTGCTTGCTGCGCTAGAGGCAGCAAGCATCCGTGCGTTCTATGGCATGGGGGTTTTCACTGCGCCATGCGCCCGCATATTTCCCGCAGAGCCTTGGGTTGAAGTTGGCGGGAGACTTGGCGGGACCAGATCGCAAGCATGGGAGGTTTGGGCTGTCGCGGGGCGCGTTGACTCTATGGCAACGTTTGACGAGCTGGAGGCAATGGTTATGTCCATTGATGCAGCCATTGAACCTCTGCCAGGTTGGACGCGCCCGACATGGCATAGGCCCGCTGTTACAGACATGGGAGGTACTAAGTACTTCGCGTGTCGCGGAACCGTTGGAACGATAGCGGAGGTTACTTAGTCATGGCGACAATCCTTTTTATGAAAACGGCATTGTTTACTCTCACCATTTCGGGAGGGACTGCCGCGCCATTCCAAGGGGACGCAGCGGATGTACACGTTGAGGTTGCAGCGGGGGATACCGTTGATTACCCGACACTTGACGGTAACGTTGCTTCCAATGCCGAACCGGAAACCTATGCCCTTGTCATGCGAGCTGGGCAGGATTACAGCGCAACGGGCTTGGCGCGTTTCCTTTGGGATAACAAGGGAGCGGTTGCGGATCTGGTTCTCAATGCTCACGGACAGACCGCTACCAACACTGCCGACACACCGGCAGTGACGGGACAGGTAACCCTAATCCCCGTCCAGTATGGTGGCGAAGTCGGCACGTTTGCCGAGTTTGAGGTTACTTTGCCGTTCATTAGCACTCCCGTCCTGGCAATCGCCTAGCATAACTATGCATCCGAAAATGGATAGTTATACATGACATTTGGCCCTTGACAAAATCCTCCAAGTATGCATTGGAGGCAAAAAGGGGCTAAAACCAACGGAGAGCGAGGTAAACCGAAAAGTAATGCTAGGGTATTACTTTCAGTTTTGCCTCGCTCCTAGGGCATTCTAGGGGCCTTGTAGGGCATTCACGAAGGGGATTGTAAGTAACTTACAGCCCGGAAGGTTATGCATGGCTAAGGCAATCGTTGCAGTCGTTACAGGCATACCGGAGACGGTCGCATCCTTCGATAAGCTGGCTGCGATGGATTACAGCAAGGCAGAGGGGGAAGCCGGAAGGTCCGTTCTGTCAACTGTCAAGGCGCTTACCAGGTCTGACACCGGGCACTTGCAAAGTGCTTGGAACGTAGAAGGGGGAGCCTTCGTCAACGAAGAGGATTACGCCACTTACCAAGAGTTTGGTACACGCTACGTCCCTCCAGCTTTCGCAGTGTTCCGCGCATGGGATGCCAAGCAAGCCCAAGTGGAAAAAGCATTTGAGAAGGAAATAGAGAATGTCGCTCGCCAAGCGGGATTTGATACTTGACGATCTGGCGGAACCTCGCACCATCGTTCTCAACATGGGGACAATTACACCGGGCAATCTCACACTGCTAGACGCGCTTGATATCGCGGACGCATCCGGTGTGAGTCCCGATGAAATGGTGGACGCATTGAAGGGACCGCCAAACCGAAGGCAAGCCATGCTTATGTACGCAATGGCTTGGGTAGTCGGGCGCAGAGTGGAACCAGGTTTGACCTTTGCGGAGGTTATGGGTTGCCACTTGCGTATCGTTGGGTCTGCCGCTAGCGATGACCAGATCGCAGCGGAGATGCAGAGAGCAACCCAAGTGGCGAGTGTGGCAATGCTCGCGGGGGTTACACCCGATGAGGCAGAGCGGATGACGGTTGCGGAGGTTGCCGCTGTCACGTCCATTACCAAGGCACGACGGAGGAAGCGGTAATGGCGGAAGTCAATGTTGATATCACTGGTAACTCTAAGGATCTGGAAAAGGCAATCCAAGGCGCTACCAAGGAAATCAAAGCCTTTGGACACTCCCTTGATACGGGGGTGTCTACTGGCAAAATCGACGCGGCAACCGATGCTATCAAGAAGGTTGGCAAGGTCACCAAAGAGGTTCTAGTAGCGGGTAAGGATGCCGCTGCCGCAGAGGAACAGTTTGCACTTGCGTTGAGTAACGCAGGGATTGCCGCAGACGCGCAAGCATCGGGCATGAATGATGCGGTGATTGCAGCGCAGAAAATGGCGTTTACGGATGATGAGGCGCGAGCGGCACTTACATCGCTTGCGGGCGCGACTCACTCCGCTAGTGCGTCGATTGCGCTATTCACACAGGCGCAGGATATCGCCAGGTTGGCGGGGGTTAGCCTAGAGTCTGCTACCGATGCGGTTGCCAAGGCATATGCCGGTAACGATGCCGCGCTTGCGCGGATGATACCCGGCCTTGAAGTTGGCGCTACCGGCATGGATACCCTGTCCAACGCTAGCGATCTGGCGAAGGGTAGCGCGGATGAGTACGCCAAGTCTGCTACCGCGATGGGGGAAAAGGCGCGGATTGCGTTTAGCGAAGTGACAGAGGCTATCGGAGGCGCGTTGCTTCCGGTACTTGCGGAGCTGGGGAAGGCACTAGGTCCGCTTATCATCTCGTTTGCCAAGTTGCTGCAATCCATTCTTCCTGCACTTATCCCGCTTATCTCTGCGCTTGCCAGGGTTGCAACCGTTGCAGCCAAGGCGATAACGAGGATTGCGGATGCGGTAACCAAACTCATTGACAAAATCCGCACGTTGCTTGGGCCATTGAATAAGGCAGTTGAGGGACTTAGAAACCTAGACCTTAACCCGTTCTCCAAGTCTGTTCCGATGGCGCAGTCCGCGCCAAGTGTAAGTACCTTACAAGCAACGGGAAGTGCGACCAGATCCGGCGGAGGGGTTACCATCAATATCTATGGCGACCCGTCCGTCATTGAGGCGAGGGTAACCAAGGCATTGCGCGATTACGCGCGGCATAACGGAGCGGCATCCGTGTTCACCCCCGAGAGAACGTAACATGACTATAGAGAAACTTCCGCCGTTCCCTGCGATTGGTAACGCAGTAATTGAGATCCTGGGCGGTTCCCCTCCCCCCGATGCCGTAGACATTCCATATATGTTGGAGTTTAATTCCTCTGCGGATATAGGCAGTTGGTTCAATTTTAGCCAACCTCCTACTATTGTTCCAGATCCTGCCGGGGGGTCAATGGTAGAGGCAGCGGTTACGGGAACGTCCAAAGAGGGCGGATTTGCACTTATGCCTGTCGTTGGGCCATTTTCGCCAGTTGACACATTCTATGTAAATGGATGGTGCGCCAACGCCAGTGCGGGAAGTCCTAGCGCATTCTTCTATTTGTATTGGACGGCAAAAGGCGATACCCCCGGTGGTTATGATGTGGTAACGGGACCATACGCTACAACGGTTTTGCCCGATAGCAAAGAGTGGAAGTTTTTGTCCCCAGTCCCTAACTACATTAAGCCCCCGTTTGGGATGAAATACGTTCAAGTCTACGTTAGGTTGAAGTCCAATGCTGGAGTTTCTTCAACCTATGTCTCTAAGTTTCATACAGATAAATGGAATATGACGCTTGTGCGCGGACAGCCCGAGTGGTTGGATGCTACCCCTCAAAGCATGGTCATCAAACTTGGGTGGGGTGCGGATGACCCTGCCGGTGTTTTGACTGTTCCCGCTGCCGGCGCTTGGAACGTGCGAACGTATGACCCAGATCGCAAACTAGACCCCGCCAATGGGACAAGTCCATTCGCATCGTATCTGCATCCTGGCAGACCCATGCGGATTGGCGTTCGCACACCGGATGGGGGCTTTGAGGTTGTGCGTCAAGGGTTGCTAGACGAAGTAACGTTTGACGTGTATACAAAGACTGGCACGATGCAAGGGACGGATATTGTTCCGTTGATTGTACACGCCAAGTTGCCAGACCCCGGCACGGACCCCAATATGCCAACTACACTGCGGGCGCGGGCGCGGTATTTGTTGGATAAAGCGGGACTTAAATACCTTGTGCCGGTTGAAGAAAGCCTTGCACCGGATAAGATTATCAACAACTCGTTTGAGGACGAGTGGAATGGATGGATAATCGGACCATACGCTTCCAGATCGCCTACGTATCCCATTCCCGATGGGGATTGGAATGCCGTGATTACAGGCAACGGGACTAACTATCCTGGGCTATCGCAAGCGCGGTTTGCAGTAGCGGAAGGCGAGCAATACGTTCTTAGCGGATGGGCGCGGAGGCGAGCTGGTACTACCCTCACTGCCGTATCGCGTGTCGATGGCAACGTGACGGGCACTGTGGTTGCAAGCAACCGTTGGGATAAGAACGGACCTACTGGCGTTTGGGAGTACAGGGAGTTAGCGTTTACCATTCCCGCTGGATGCACGGAGATAAATACGCTGTCCTTTATTGAAGGCGCTCCGGTTCCCGTGGGTAACGTGGTTGACTTTGACCTTATCTCTATTCGCAAGGTCATTCCAGATCCCCCCGTTGGGCCATTGCCCGATGACAAGGACGTATCCGTATGGTCCCTAATCGGAACCTCTGCCTATGACTGTCTACACGCGATGTGGATTGATAGGCTTGGAGTACTACGCTTTCGCTCGTTTGGTGACCCGCGTGATAACGGCTTCCAGGTTGGAGGCAATGGCGGTATTCCAATCGAGACACTAGGGACGAATGCCAGCTTGGCTAACATCATTACTGTGGTTAGAGCGTTTGACGAAACAGCGCCAACCGTCCCCATCATTAAGACAAGCGATGACGCCATTGAGGTTTATGGATACATCCCGTTGACACGCGAAAAGCCGGTGCCTCTCGCGGAGATCTGGGCTACTAACGTTCTTAATGACCGTTCCGGTTCTGCGTTGCAGTACAAAACGGGGACGCTCTATCCTCGAAATGTAAGTGAGTTACGTTCACTTCTAGAGTTGGAAATGATAGACACCGCCCACATAGTTGCGGACGATGTGACGCCAACCATTGACGTGACAGGGCGGGTGCTTGGAGCAAGGCTTACTGCGGATACGGATACGGGTTGGACGGCGGAAGTTACAACCTACATCCCCTCGTCAGAGTGGGTTGATGCGCCAGTGCCGCCAGTTATTCCGCCGGTCATTCCGCCGGTCGTGCCACCAACGCACCAAGAGACGCGATACTACAATGCCACTAAGGACACAAGGGCAGCGCGTGACACCGGCGGAACGGGTCTAGGATCTGGAACGGAAGGCGAGTTGCCGGTTGGCGCATGGCAGGGTTGGCGCAATCGTGCGTTCCTTGCCTTTGAGTCTATCCCTTGGGGCGGTGTCGTTAGCGTTGACCAGTGCCTTCTAGAGTTGGATACGTCAGACCAAGTAAATGTAGGGTTTGGGTCTGCGCCCAAGGTCGTTGTGTCACGCGTTACCCAAGGTTGGGGGGAAGGGTCAAGTAGCAGTCCATCGGGGTCAAACTCTACCAAGTACCCAGGTCCGTCCACTACGTCTACCAATCAAAGAACGCAGACTGTTACGCGTACCGAGAATGCTGCCGTTGGTATCGACATTACCGCGATAGCGCGTGATTGGAAGGCCGGAGCTGGAACCTATGGCGTCCGCATCATTAGTGCGGGGGAGGACGCTACCAAGTACACGACGGAGTTTTGGTCCCGCGAGAACAGCAATACAGGTAAGCGCCCAAGGTTGAAGTTGGTTGTAACGGTAGAAGATACTGCGGACGGGAAACCCGTACCCTCGGATGACACCCCGCCGGTGGAACCAAATACAAATGACGATTTCCTGGAAACTTTACCGGCACCGGAGCGCCCCGAACCTACACCCCAAATGTAAGGGACTTACAAATGCCAGAACGTCTCCGCTTCCCCCGCCCAGATCGCATCCCTAGTGCGCTTAACCTTCGCACTGTTCCGCAGATTGATACGGGCGCAGCCTTCCGCCCCGATTGGCGAGAGCAAGACCCTGCGAAGGATGCGAAGGAACCATACGGGGGAGAGTCCAGCTCCAAGGGCAATGACCACGGTTGGGCCAATTGCACGATGGTATCCGCTGCGTTGGCATACGCCTTCGCCACACAAGATAAGTCGGGACCGCATGGCGGGGATATGCGGCACAACCAAGATGACCTTTCCGGCGGTACGGACCTCCAAGACGCGGACACTGCCTTTCACCGATACGGGAACCAAAACCTAGACATACGATCTGGAAGCGGTTGGGCGGACCTCAAAGCCAAGCGGGCAGAGGGACGCGCTGTAATCATCCAAGGCGAAGGGAACGTGCCAGGTTCCGAGTCCTTCGATGGTGGACACGCTTGCATCATTAGCCCCGAAACGCATAGCGATGGGAAGTGGTTGTTTGGTGACCCGCTTGCGTCCGGTTGGCAGTGGGTAACGGAGTCCTCTATCCGAAGCTGGGCAGAGAACCTAGGCAGCGGTATCTACTTCGCAGTAACCAAGGCGCATGAGGTTGAAGTCATGGGAATGGTTCTCACGGATGTTAAGAGCGAACCGGGCAAAGTCACGATGGACGAGACTGGTCCGGTGTGGCGAGTGGCAGATGATCTGGAAAAGGAAGCCAATGCCGGTACTACTTGGGTGACGACAGGGACCGCGCGATATCACGACAACTCACTTGGGCGGATGATACGTGCGGGCGCAGAGGACGGGCAGTTGCACATTGTTGCAAACTCTCGCGTTACCTTCGTTCCAGATCCTACCGGCGGGGATTGCAACGACGCAGTTACGCAGCGTGACGCGGAGTGGACCGCTTGGCTATTGGAAGGGGCACCCGGCTTCTAACTTGCATATTATGCATCCTGGGTGTATAATTACATCCGGTGCCCGGTGTCGCTCTGGCACAGTCTCCGCCGGGCACTAACTAAATGTAAGTAACTTACAAGAGACGTGCCGGTGTGTGGGGAGAGACTGTGTACGTAGCGTGAATAAGGTATCCCAATCTTATGTCACTGCGGAGCAAAAGCCTCGCACTACGGATTGGCGCGGATACGGGGGTGACGTAGTTGCCCTACGCGCTTACCAACACTGGCACCCATACGCAGCCATTTACTCTGTGACGTACCGTGGGCGCACTGTATGGATGACAAGCAAACAACGTGCGATCTGGAGCGAAGTACAAAAGTATTGGCATCGTGGGAAGCGGGATACCCTAGCGCGGATTGCGTCCGTTGTAGGCTGTAGTCGTGCAACGGTTTCCCGCTTCCTTCGCCGCCTAGACCTTTGGCGTTTCATAGATCTGGCAACGCTGCGCGGACGCAATGGCGGGACGTATGTGTTTACACGTAGCGACCCGTACAACGAAAAGCCCCGACGTTGGACTATGGAAATGAGGAACCGCATTCGTGCGGCACTTACCGCCAGGATTAGGCGCGAAGCATTAGAGAGACTAGAGCCTATGCTTGCGAGATTTCGCAAGCCAAGGCCGGTGCCCCCTCCCCCCTATTACACGGGCATCCAGCTTGGCTTCCAAGTTGGTAGTACGGGTGCAACATTTATCAAACACTAGGGGATAAGAGAGGCGCTATTGCGGACCAGATCCTACTTTCGCACCGGCACCCGCCAAGCGCGGTTACTTTGGTTTGTAAGGTACTTACATAATGCGCGTACTAGTAGCCTGTGAATTCTCCGGCATCGTTCGCGATGCTTTCACCAAGCGCGGACACGAAGCGTGGTCGTGCGATATCATCCCAAGCGAGCGCCCAGGTCTGCACATCCTAGGCGATGCAGTAGAGGCAGCGTACAGCGGGCATTGGGATTTGATGATTGCCCATCCCCCCTGCACGTACCTTGCTATCAGCGGGTCGCACTTGTGGAACGTCCAACCCTGGCGGAAGGTAGAGCAACGCAAGGCGCTCGCTTTCGTCCGCGAGTTGATGCGGGCACCCATCCCCCGTATCGCACTAGAGAACCCAATCTCTATCATCTCGTCTCGCGTTAGGAAGCCGGACCAGATCATTCACCCCTACCACCACGGGCACCGCGAAGTTAAGTCTACGTGCCTATGGTTGAAGGGTTTGCCGCCCCTCACCCCAACTAAGCTGGTTGACGCGAACGGACATTCCTACATCCGCGCGGAAGGATCTGGAGTGAGTCGCAAGAAAGACCGCTCCCGCACCCCCGTTGGTATCGCGCGAGCGATGGCAGAGCAATGGGGGTAAGTCACTTACAATTTGACACACTCTGCCAGGTCTGCTAAGATACTCATAGAGCAAGTCAAGAGACACTTGCCGTAGAGTTTAAGGAAGAGACTGTGCCGAACATCCCGCACCCGAAGTGCAAGCATATCGAAATCCCCGTATGCCATGCGCCCGCTACCGCTATGATGGTAGTGCTTGGCGCACGTGAGCCGAAGTATCGGTGTGCCGCGCATATGGATATGCTAGTCGATTGGGCAAACCACACCGAACAGACCTATTGGGTCTACGATCTGGTTTTGTCCCGTGGCAGCAAGGACGTTAACTATCCCCCGTACTTCAACGGGGAACCGCCATTCCGCGATGACCCGCAGAGTTAGACGGAGGTTGCCGTAAGAGGGAAAGGAACCTACATCGTTTCTGCACACAATGTGCATTGACGATGTAAGCCACTTACAGTAAAGTAGTAACTGTCAGACAAATGATCTGGCAGAACCGATAGGAGAGAGACTGTGACCGCAGAAACCGAAACCGCAGTTGCCGTTAGTGGCGAAGTCGTCATCTCTGACGAGTCCACCGCCGATGCCAAACTGCAAGTCCTTCGCGACAATGAGAAGATTGTCAAGAAGAACTGGAAGGCCGCTACAGAAAAGGCCCAGATCGTCTACAAGGCACTTACGGTCATTCACACGTTTGACCTGTGGAAGATGCACAAGGACGAGAAGGGGAAGCGCAAGTACTCTTCGTTTGAGAAGTACCTGTTTGGGGAGTTTGGTTGGGAACTGTCACGCGTCCGCGCGTTGCAGGTAATCAAGCAAACCCGCGAGGCGATGATTGAGACGGGGGAACTGCCCGCGTCCGCTGCCGAACCCCGCACCCGCACTGCGCCCGAAGTCACTTCGGAGCGAGCGGCACGGGTCACCGCAGACCAGTTGCAGCGCGTTCTGGATGCGTTCATCACGCGTGTCGATAGCATCGACAGCGGGGACACGGACCTTCCCACAATGGTCCGCATTCTCAATGACGTGCGCGATGCCGTCACCCCTGCCATCGTTGACCTTCGGGAAATCGTCTTTGCTGCCGATGCAGACGCAGAGGACACAGACGAGGACACCGATGAGGACGAGGACGAGGACGAGGACGAGAGCGAGGCATAACCCCTCGCTTGTGTAAGTGAGTTACAATTGAGGGGAGCGAAGTACGCTCCCCTCTTTGTATCGTATTGGATTGGAGAGACAGAGACGTGCCAAGAATGAAAAACCAGATCGCAGGAATGACGCTCTCCCTAGAGGAAGGGCAGGAATGGACGGATACCGTCCAGCTCACGATGACCCGCGAGCAAGCGCACTTGTTCCTAGCATCCGCTAGCACGATGATGCGCCAAATCGCAGAGGGCATTGAGGACGCCATGAAAGCCGCCGACGATGGCGACCTTATGGCAATCCTGGTCGGGCCTCATCTTGTACAGTCCTACAAGGACTTGCAGGGAGCGATGCGCGAAGTCACATCCCAGATCCTGCCAGGATTGTGGACAGAGTTGATGGCGCAGGAAGCGGCAGAGGAAGCCGAAGCCGGAGCGAAGGTCAACTAGCAACGAAGCCCCAACGCGTACTGCGTTGGGGCTTTACACATTGGAGAACAAGTGAGCGAAGGCGATAACGTCTACACATTCGCAGCGGTACGCAGTGCCGCAGCCAAGTACGATATCCGAGTACGTATGTACCTCTTCGATAGTGGCGAGACAATCGAGATAACCAACGCTAGGGGCGACCAGCTCGCTAGGCTTACATCCCTTTGGGGTGACCCATCGGCAGCGGACCAAGCGGCCAAGTGGTTGATGGAAAACGCTGCCGTCACTGTCTTTGACTTCGGGGGATAGACGTGCCGGCCTTGACACCCGCTAACGATCTGGTCCGTGCTAGAAACGTGACGGCATCGGAAGTGTATGCATTGCTTGGGCACCACCCCTATTCGTCCCCAACTAAGATTTTCGATCGACTCTCTACCCCCGCCATTGAGCAACGCTTTGAGCAAAGCGAAGCGATGGCTATTGGCGTATTCATGGAACCATACGTAGCCAAGTACGCAGCCAAAAAGCTGGGTCTGCGCCTACGTGCGGCAACCAGATCGCTAGAGTACAAGGGACCAGTCAACCTCTGCGCTACCCCCGACTACTACGTACTTGGGCAGCGTATGTTAGTGGAAGTCAAAGTGTCATCCATCTTGTATGGGTCGGACATAGACAACCTACACCCCCACTATGAATACCAAGCCCGCGCCCAGCTCGCGTGTAGCGATAGGGACGTGTGCATCATTGCTGCCCTAGTAGGCTCTACGTTCTTTCACGTAGAGATTGTAAGGGACTTACAGAAAGAGAGGTTGATGCTAGATGCAGTAGACAAGTTTTGGTTCAATCACGTTATGACAGGGATTAGACCAGATCCCGAACCAACACAGACGCGGCTTCGTTCCGCACAAGTCAATAGGAGTTAGAGACAATGCCTACCCCCCTTCGCGGTGCAACCGTTGAGGATATCGTGCCCGTCATCCCTGCGGGCATCTATCCGGCAATCTTCCAGAGCATTGAGGAAGCGTCCAACGACAACGGGACGTTCTGGCTTTGGCGGTTCGCAGCCCGCAATGGGGATGAGGACGTTGAGGTTACGGCCACTACGTCCCCCCGTATCACACCCCGAACCAAGGCGAGCAAGTGGCTTGCGGGTATGGGAGTGCAGATTGAAGTCGGCCAGGATATCGACTTTGACTCACTCTTGGGTATGCCCGTCCAGCTCGTCATCATCATCAATGATGCGGGCTACTCCCGCATTGAGAGTGTGCTTCCCTTCCCTGCAAGCGGTATCAAGAATGGCAAGAAGTAACGGCCACCATCTAAACCCAAACGAGATTAACATCATGGCGGACCTCATCCGCCAGGATGTGCCTACCAAGGTCATTGCCGAGAAGTTGCACGTTAGCACTGTGACTGTCTCGCGGTGGAAGCGAACGCGTAGCAATTGGGATAGCGGATTGCCCGAAGCAACCACCCATCCCGAATTTGTAAGTCCCTTACGTTCCAGATCGCAGACCGCAGAGGAAGCGGTAATTCAAGTCTACGTAGAGTCAAAGGACTTCCCCGAAATCAAGGCGCTTATCAATCGGCAGCAACGCTACCGAACGATGGCGCAAGAGGCAGAGCGATTGGGGGACGAAGAGTTGCAATTGTTGCTACTCACTCGCCAAGACCTCTCGCCACTAGAGAGGGAAATCCTGCGCTACTGGGCAGAGCAACACGCAAAGGATAACTAGATGTATGAGGCTCGCATCCGATTTGTAGTCGATGGCGAGCCTCGCTCACAAGGCTCAATGACTGCGGTTTACAATCGCAAGTTGGGTGTATCGCGGGTGCGGCACGTTGCTGCACCCGCTTTATCTTTGTGGCGAGGCTTGTGCAGAGAGGCAGCAATGAAAGCCGGTAGTGAGATCTGGGAAGGCCCGATAGGTATCACCATCTCATTTGGGATAGCGGCACCGCAGAACCAAAAGCATGGTTACCCCAAGCGACCAGATCTAGACAAGCTGGTACGCGGTGTACTAGATGCACTAACGGGAGTGTGCTATCGGGATGACAGCCAAGTTGTAACACTCACGGCCCAAAAGGTTTGGGAGCCTGTCACCATTATTGAGGTATGGCGCATTGAGAGGCAATCGACTAAATCCACAGGCGCACAAGAGACGATCTGGACGGACGATGCCGAAAGGTTGGGCACGTACAAAGCGCATGGTTCTCGCAAGGGATAACGGCATTTGCCATCTCTGTGGCTTACCTGGCGCAGACAGTGCGGACCATGTGATACCAGCTTCCAAGGGAGGCAGTGAGGGAATGGACAATCTAAGAGCGGCCCACTTGGCTTGCAATATTAGGAAGCGAGCAAAAATCCAGATCGTACCTTCGCCTAGGCGTTCTCGCTTTGGGTGAGCTGGTACGTTGGGGGTTAACTAATAGGT